AACCATGATAGGCTTGTAGTCGGCACTCATCTTGGCACCGTTGATCAAGAACTCATCAAACATGCCGTCCAGTTCGCCAGCACACTCTGACACCTTTTCACGCAGTCGGTCTTGAATGTTGGGTCGAGCAGGTTCATCTGCTTCCACAGTTTCAACCACGGTTTGTTGTTTTAGCGCCAGCAATTCAGAAATCAATGCTTGCAGTTTGATTTCTTCTTGCGCAGTCAAATCCAAGCCCATCATTTGCATGCGGCACAACCAACCTGTTGTGAGTCGCATTTGTGAGTCTGGCAGGGTGCGAATTTGCTTGGCATCCCGGACTCGATTGTGTGCATCCAAATATGCCACAACCATGTCTTTGGCCTCTTTCTTGCCGTAAAAATAATTGTACCAGCCAAACGCATAGCTCATTATGCTCACACGATTGTCCTCAGTGGGCTGAGTTTTCCAAGCAGGTTCAAGCCCAACATACTTGGTGTCGGCGCTTTTGGGATTCATGGGTTTGAGTACAGTGCGTGTAGCGTTCATTGGGGCTCCTTAAATTTACTTGTAATTATAACACAAACGGGATTATTGGTCAACCCCAAAGCCCTTGCGGGCTCAGGGCTAAAACACATGACCTTTAAATTGCTCGTAATCGTAAAATGCAACCAAAGTATTACCTCGGAAAAACACTGTGAGCCCACCCAAGTCCTCGCGCACATCTGCCCCGGTAGTCTCTGCAATAAAGTCCGTGGCACGAGTCTCAAGTGCTTCCATCAAGTCATCACCAGTGGCTTCAAAACTGGCAAGAGCCTCGGCTTCATAATTGATACTGTAGTTTGGTGCTACACTGTTGATCATCTCGCTGTGCAAATCGGTAACTAAATCACTCATTGTTGGCTCCTTTGTTGTTAAGTCCGTATTATAGCATTAGGGCAATTATTGGTCAACCCGCAGAAAGGTAAACCCAAAGTACTATAAATATAGCATGCCAAGATTAAGTATGTACCGGCCTAACCGGACCAGAGATTATCAATTTTTAGATCGCACCATACGCGAGCAATACACTGTGGGCGGATTGGATATCTACATCCACAAATATATGGGACCGCAAGCAGGCGGCGATGACAGTGCCTTGAGTGGTAACTTTGACGCCACTCAGCCCACATACGCAGACGTAGATGTGCTGAACATTCAAGACTTGCTGTTGCTGGAAAACCGTGACAGAGTTTATGACCCTGATGTGTATGTCATGCGCGGGGTGTACAACACACAAGATGTGGATTTTGATTTGACACAGTTTGGATTGTTCCTAAACAACGACACCATATTCATGACCTTTCACTACAACACCATGATTGACACATTTGGTCGCAAGCTCATGAACGGTGATGTGATAGAGATTCCCAACTTGCGAGACTACCATCCTTTAAACCAAGACATTCCTCGAGCCTTGCCCAGATACTATGTAATCCAAGATGCAGACTTTGCGTCGGAAGGCTTTTCAGTAACTTGGTTGCCTCACCTGTGGCGTGTGAAATGCACCCCAATGAAGGATCAGCAAGAATTCAATCAGATCACCAACAAGCCGTTTGTGCAAGAAAATATCTGGGATCCGGGCAACTTCTATCCCACAGGCACCATTGTCAATTACGGCGACACTTATTATCAAGCACAAAGCAACGTACCTGCCGACACTGATATTAGCAATACCAACTTCTGGGCACCATACGATCCTGCCACCATTAGTGACATTCAAGGCACACGTACCAAAGACCTTGAAATCAACGATGCAATTTTGGCACAAGCAGATGCAGAAGTACCGTTGTCGGGCTACGACAACACCATGTTCTATATTGAGCCTACCACTCCCACTGGCGATCCTGCTAATCCTGCCAGTTTGAGCGCGGATGAAACAGTCAGTGTTGACGGCACACAAGGCGGCATGTCAACAACCCCCACTGGAGAAGGATGGGCTGCTGGGTATCTCACTGGCAGTGCGGGTGCGCCTAACGGCTTGCCTGTGACCCCTGCTGTGAACTTCCCACCGAATCCTGTTGTGGGCACTTATGTGTTGCGATTGGATTACAAGCCCAATAGATTGTTCCGTTATGACGGCGCACGTTGGGTCAAGATTGACAGCAATGTGAGAACTGACCTCAACAATGGTCCAACAAATAAAACACTCCGCAGCAGCTTTGTAAATAACACTGCCACAGTGAACACCAAGGACTTGGGCAACATTCCAAGTCGTCAGAGTTTGAGTGAACTACTCAAACCTAGAGCAGACAACGGTGATCAAGGCGGGTTTTTACCGCCAGGCACATAACTGGGAGAACCCAAATTCAAAGCTATTTTTACGACGAACAAATACGCAGATTCTTGTTGCAGTTCACAAGAATCTTTTCAGGTTTTCAAGTCATGTACGGCAACGAAAATGATGGAGTAAATGCTGCCGCACTGTTGCGTGTGCCAGTGAGATATGGTGATGCCAGTCGCAATGCACAAACCATTATACAAGAAAACAGCCGCAACAGTCTGCCGTCAACTCCGTTGATGACATTTTACATCACTGGCCTGGATTATGAACAAAGCCGCATGCAAGAGCCTTATTTTGTGGGCAAAGTAAATGTGCGCCAACGCAGTTATAATTCAGCTACTGAAACATATGAGACCACTCAAGGCACAGCACTCACCGTAGAAAGACTCATGCCGGTACCGTTCAAACTCACAATTCAATTGGACATCTGGACATCGAATACCAATCAGAAGCTACAGTTGTTGGAGCAAATCCTTACCTTGTTTAATCCCAGTTTGGAGATTCAAAGCACAGACAACTACATAGACTGGACCAGCTTGAGTGTGATGTACCTGGATCGAACAGTATGGACCAGTCGTACAGTGCCTGTTGGAACAGACAATCCCATTGACATTGCCAGCTTGACATTCAGCATGCCCATTTGGATATCTAGTCCAGCCAAGGTCAAGAAACTGGGTGTTGTGGAACGTGTGATAGCATCAATGTATGATGCGCAGGGTGATCTTAGCAATGCCATAGAGAACGAAGACTTGCTCATGGGTACCAGACAAGTCATAACACCTTTTAACTATGCCACGGTGCTGATCAACAACAAAATACAATGTTTGCAACAGCGATATCTGGCACAAGAACCTGGTAATGACAGTCTAGCAGAAACTGAAATTGTACCCGACAGTAATTTGTTATGGCCGGCAGTGATTGACTTGTATGGCACACTGCGTCCTGGAATCAGTCAAATTCGCTTAGAGCAACCTGATGGTACCGAAGTAGTTGGTACAGTAGTGATTGATCCCAACGATGATAGATTCATGTTATACAGTGTTGACATTGATACCACTCCACAAAACACGCTTGATCCCATTGACGCTGTGATCAATCCTTTGACCGCTGGTCCACAAGATGGCTTGGATAGTGCTGTTGCAGGGCAACGTTACTTGCTCACAGAAGACACTGGATCCCTGGACGATCAGTATGCAGCACAGGCCTGGGTTGGTGGCAATGGCCGTCCGTTGGTGGCTCGAGCCAATGACATCATTGAATATTCAAACAACTACTGGCGTGTGGTGTTTAACAGTCAAACTGAAGCCAACAACATTCAATATGTAACTAACATCACCACAGGTATTCAATACAAGTGGACTGGTGATAGCTGGGTCAAAAGTTATCAAGGTGTGTACCCAGGAGGTACCTGGAGGATTGTGCTGTGAAGGCAGTGGGAGTTTGGTTCCGCAGCAGTGCTACGGGACGGTATCTATATCTCTTGCGTAACGACACACGACATCCTGGTTCATGGGGACTGCCCGGCGGCAAGGTAGAATCCGGAGAAACCTTGCTGGGTGCCATGGAACGTGAGTGCATTGAAGAACTAGGCAGTATGCCTGAATATCAACGCTTGGTTCCACTAGAAAAATTCACTTCATCTGACGGTCAGTTTGAATACAACACCTGGGTGTGTGTTGTTGCTGATGAGTTTGTGCCTGTGCTGAATCAAGAACACATGGGCTATGCCTGGATTGATCGTGGACAATGGCCCAGACCCATGCATCCTGGCTTGTGGTCAACTGTGAACATTGAAGCTGTACAAAGCAAGATAGACACTGTGG